TGAAGAGTTCGGCGCGGGCATGGTGACGAACGTCACCGAGGGAACGATGAACGCGATCCGCGAGGCTCTCGTGGACGCGTACCAGAACGGGAAGACCGGCCGCGACACGGCGAAGCAGATTCAAGAGATGATCGGTCTCACCGAGCGGGACGTGAGGCAACTCCGGCGGCTCGACGAGGGGCTCGAGGCGCAGATCGCCGCGGGCGAGATCACCGAGCTTGAAGCGGACGAGTTCATCTCGAGGTGGATCAAAGAGAAGGTAAAGTACCGCGCTCACGTGATCGCCGAGCACGAACTCAACAAAGCATCGAACATCGGCCAAGAGGCGTTATGGAAAGAAGCCGACGCTCGAGGCTTGCTCCCGAAGGGCACGCTCCGGATGTGGGTCGTCACACCCGACGACCGCTTGTGTCCGATCTGTAGGCCGATGGCCGGTGAGCAAACTCTCGTCGGTCAACCGTGGACGACGAGCGTCGGCGCGGTCTTCACGCCGCAGGATATTCACGTCCGGTGCCGGTGCTCTCAGGTACTCGCGATTCTATGATGTGGCACGGTCTTTGCATTCATGCGATCGTGTCGTGTATCGTTTAGAGGTTCGAAGGAGACATGAAGTCGTAACGTGATCGGAGCGATCATGGCGCGACCGACGGACATACTAAGCTCGAAGGCGTGGCGCGAGTGGGTCAAGGCAAATCAGCCGAAGACGTGCTCGGACGCTCCCGCTCTCCGGAAGTTCTCTTTCGGCGTCCACCGTAAGGCGGTCGGCACGAATCCCGATACGGGGATGAAGATCTTCCGCTTCACCGCATCAACAGACGTCGTCGATCGCGACGGCGACGTGATGTTCCAAGACGGATGGGATCTCGACAACTACGCGAAGAATCCCGTCATCCTTTACGGTCACGATCAGTTCGGATCGTTCCCCGTGGGCAAGGCGACCGCCGCCGAAGTCCGCGGGGATTCGTTGTCTGTGGACGTGGACTTCACTCCGCGTGAGGTCTCCGAAAAGGGACACGAGGCGTACCGTCTCGTCGATGCCGGATTCCTGAATGCGGTCTCGGTCGGCTTCGATCCGATCGAGTTCGTCTACAACGACGAGCACAAGGGATACGACTTCATCCGGACCGAGCTTCTCGAGGTCTCGCTCGTGTCCGTTCCCGCAAACCAAGACGCGATCATCGCCGCCGGGATCTCTCCCGAAGGCGTGAAGATGCTCACTTGTTCCGCCGAAGATACCGACGACGCGCTCGACGCCGCGACGCAGAACGCGACCGGCTCACCGTCCGAAGAGGACCCGGCGACCGACGTCCAACCCGAAGACAACATCCCGGAGGATGCTATGAACGAGAAAGAATTCGCTTCCGTTCTCGAGAAGGCGCTCGCGCCGCTCGTCGAGCTTCTCTCCGCTCTCCCGGAGAAGGTCGCCGACACCGTCGCGACCAAGGCCGCGCAAGTGGCCGACCCGGAAGTCTCGAACGAGGAGATCGCTTCGGCTCTGGCCGATGCTTTCAACGAGAGCGCGACCGCCGAAGACGGCGCGCTCCGAGACGACGAGTAGGAGGACAGCATGAAGAAGTCCGAACTCACCAAGCTCATCTCGAAGGTGAAGGCCGATGTCAAGGCTTCGAAGCCGGAGTCAAAGATCACCGACGATCCGTCCGGCGTTTCGATGGCTCAGATCATCGCCGACGCTTTCCGCAACAACAACAACAAGGCCGCCGAGCCCGAGGCTCAAAAGGGCGCGATGGCGGGTCGCTTCATGCGCGCGGTTGCCGCGGGCCAGGGCGATCAGGAAAAGGCCGCACGCTTCGCGAAGAAGGCGTACGGCTCAGACGATCACGTCGTGAAGGCGCTCGAGGCGTCCGATCTCGCCGCGGGCGGTATCCTCGTCCCGACCGAGTATTCGACCGACATTATCGAGCTTCTCCGCGAGCGCGCCGTCGTCCGTTCGACCGGACCGCGGATCGTTCCGATGGAGACCGGCTCGGTTCAGATTCCCAAGATCACCGGGGGCGCGACCGCGTCGTACGTCGGTGAGTCGCAGAACATCGACCCGACCGAGCCGACCTTCGGTTCGATCAATCTCACGTGGAAGAAGCTCGCCGCCATCATTCCGATGTCGAACGACCTTCTCCGTCTGAATGCGATCTCGGCCGATGGCATCGTCCGCGACGACGCCGTGAGCGCGCTCGCGATCCGAGAGGATCAGGCGTTCATCCGTGGAGACGGAACGGAGTTCACTCCGAAGGGTCTCTACAACTGGACTCCGGCCGCGAACAAGTTCAACGCGACCGCGTCCTTCGATCTCGACAAGGTGACCGGCGACATCTCGACCGCGATCCTGAAGATGCGTAACGGTCTCTCGCGCATGATCTCTCCCTACTGGATGTGGTCACCGCGGACCGAGATGTATCTCATGCAGGTTCGCGACTCGAACGGGAACTTCGCTTTCCGTGACGAGATGGCCGGAGGCCGCTTCTGGGGCTTCCCGTTCGTCTCGACCACGACCATTCCGGACACGCTCGGTTCGGGTGACAAGTCGGAGATCTATCTCTTCGACACCGCCGACGTCATTCTCGGCGAGGTCAACCGGCTCGAGGTCTCGGCTTCCGACGTCGCCGCGTACTACGACGGCTCCGCCGTTCAGGCCGCGTTCTCGAAGGATCAGACCGTGCTCCGTGTTCTCGCGCACCACGATCTCGGCGTTCGTCACGAGGAGTCTCTCGTCGTGATCGAGGGCGTCGATTGGGCTCCATAGGGTAAGGGAGATACCATGCACAATCTGAAAGACATGGGAGCGTATCTCGACATCGCGGGCGCGGGTGAATTCTCCGCGACCGCGGGCGGGACCGGTGACGCGACGGCTCAGACCGGCGCGATCGTCGATCAGAACGTGGCGAAGCTCCGCTCGGGGCTCGTCGTGGTCTTCGGCGAAGCCGATCTCGCGGACACTGAAACTCTTTCACTGCTCGTCAAGATCGAGCACGGAGACGAGAGCGATCTCTCGGACGCGGCCGATTACGACTTCGGCGGCGATCCCGGTACTCTCGGCGTCGTGGCAACCGGCGCGACCGCCGTGGCCGTGAGCGATATTCCGGTCGCGGGCGCGATCCGGTTCGATCTCACGGGCGTGAAGCGGTACTACCGCGTGAGCGTCACTCCGACTCACTCCGCCTCGGGTACCGACGTGTGCAACGGCGGATATGGTCTCGTCGGCGTCGGCGAGTCTTCGCCGCTGACGGCGTAGCGGAAGGGGCTCTAACATGGCAGTCCCACGAGGACACGTGCTCGTCACGTTCGTGAAGATGGTCCCGCCGTTCAGGGTCAAAGAGCAAGCGGCTCTTCCGTTCGAAAGAGCGGAGAAGCTCGTGAAGCTCGGCGCGGCTCTGTACGTCACTCCACCGCCCGGCAGGGATGCCGCCGGAGGTCCGAAGGTTTCGAAGGATCTCCCGGACGGTGTCCGTCACAAAGGTGGCGGGTACTACGTAATCGGCGAGGACGCGGACGGGCTCGAGATTGTGATCAAGGGAAGAGACGAGGCTCTCGAGGCGTTCGCCGCTCTCGATGTGCCGGATCCAAACCCGGATCCCGATCCCGACCCGGATCCTGACGACGAAGGCGCGGAAGACTAGCAACCCGGCCGGGAGTCTTTCGGGGCTCCCGGCTTTTACCTCAAGGGGGACACGTGTTGACAGGCTTCCGGCCGAGCGACGCAGAGCAAGAGCTTCTCGAAGCGAGACGGCGGAACGTCGTTCTCATCGGGCGGGCTTTCGGCGTACCTTCTCGAATTATCACAAAGGGGGACACCCATGTCGGCAACCGTCACCGTTCCGGCTCCGGATCACATGATGACGACCGTCTCGGCCGTGCTCGCGCACGACGCGATCCCGAGTGACACCGACGCGGCAGAGATCGAGCGGTTGATCAAGGCCGCGTCCCGAGCGGCGGAGAAGTTCTCCGGCCGCGTCTTTGCACGTCAGACATACGAAGAGAAGATCGACGGATCGAACTCGCGCGAAATGCTCGTGAAGCACACTCCGATCGTGGGCACGCCGACCATCGTGTGTGACTCGTCCCCGGTGATCGACTTCGAGGTGTCCGACGCGACCGCCGGGATCCTGTATCGAGAGGTCGGGTGGGCCGCGACAGGTATCTCGATGTGGTACTCCGAGCGTGACTTCGTGACGCCGGTCGGCGGTCGCCGCTACACCGTGACGTACGAAGCCGGGTACCTTCTTCCCGGACAAAAGGATTCAGATCTCCCGGACGACTACGAGCAAGCCGTGATCGAGACGGTTGTGTTCTGGCTCGTCCGCAACCCGGACCCGAACGTGAAGTCGCACAAGGTAGACGACCTTGCGATCACGTACGGCGAAGGCATCGGCGGCACGTACGACGGGATCCCTCCGATCGCGCGCTCGTTGCTCCCGGCAAGGCTCACGGCATGAAGCGATCACTCCGGATGCTTCTCAAGCAGACCGTGACGCGCGAGCCGCGAACCGGGATGGACGAGTTCACGACGCCGACCTACGGCTCGGCGGTCGAGCATCGGGCACGGGTCGTCTACAAGCCGACCATCATCCGAGCGTCCGTCGCGTCGAGCGCCGGGCAAGATAGCGTCCGCGAGGTCGTGTCTTCCGCGATGGTTACAACCGACGTCGTCGGGTGGACCGTCACCGACCGGATCACACTCCCCGATGGAACGCAACCCGTCATCATCGATGTTCGAAAGTTCCCGGACGAGACCGGCCGAATCGCGGTCGAGAAGGTCTTCGTCTAGTGGGTGACCGTCTCTATATCACCGTGTCCGGGGTGGACAAGCTCCAAGCGAAGCTCAACCGGATCCAGCAGGATCTCGGCGTTCGGGAGATGGGGCGCGCGCTCTACATCGAAGGCGAGCGGATCATGATGGTCTCGAAGCATCTCGTTCCGGTTGATACGGGCGTGCTCCGGAACACCGGCCACGTCACGCTCCCGGAGATGACTCAAAGCGGCGTGGTCGTCTTCATCGGGTACGGGGGACCGGCGGCACCGTACGCGATCCACGTGCACGAGCGGACGGGCGTACGGCACAAGGTCGGACAAGCGAAGTACCTCGAGACTCCGGCCGTCGAAGCCGCGGCCGATATTCCAGACAGGATCCGTGACCGGCTCCGTCGGCGACTCCAGAACTACAGGACCGGGAGAGCGGCATGATCGAAGAACTCGGAGCCTATCTCGAAGCGAACGGCGGCGGTGTCACCGTGGGGACTGATCTCTTTTACGGGAACATGCCGACCGAGCCGAGCGTGTGCTCGGCGCTCGTGCCGTACGAAGGTGCGGGCTTCCACCGTCGGCAGTCCGGCGGGCGGTGCGAGATCAACCGAGTGCAACTCGTACACCGGGCCGAGACCTACGATTCCGGGATCGCCGCGATCCGGACGATGGGCGAGGTGCTCGACGGCATCGTGAACGAGACGCTCGGAACGAGCTTCTATCAGCG